ATCATGCTAAGTACCGCTTTCGGCGGGCATTATCTCATACAACAAGGTTTATTAATAGATGTAACTTGGTCTTTGATCAGTCAATTTATAATGGCTACGATAGCCTTTTATCTGCGATTTAGAGAACAGTTTAAACTCAGATTACAAATTAAAAAACAATTCGAGCATTACCTTGACCCAAGACAGGTTAAACAATTACAAAAAAATCCTGATTTATTAAAATTAGGTGGAGAAACCAAATATTGCACATATCTTTTTACAGATTTACGTGGATTTACAGCTTTGAGTGAAAAACTCGGTCCTCAAGAAGTTACACAAATTATGAATAAAACTCTGACAGCACAAGTAAAAGTAATACAAAAACATGGCGGTATGATTGATAAATTTATAGGCGATGCCTGCATGGCTATATTTGGTGCACCATTACCATTAGAAGACCATGAAAAAAAAGCCGTTACAGCTGCTGTTGAAATACAAGAAGCTATAAAAGAACTTAATAAAACCTTGGCTACCCCCGTAGCAATAGGAGTTGGCTTACAAACTGGATATGCAGTAGTAGGTAACATGGGCAGCGAGACAAGATTTGATTATTCTTGTATAGGCGATCCAGTAAACACTGCAGCTAGATTAGAGTCTGCCACAAAGGAAGCGGGTGTAGATATTTTAATTGGAGAAGAAACTGCAAAAAATTGCACTTATGTGTTAAAGTCATTAGAATCAATCAAAGTAAAAGGTAAAAAGGAAGCTTTAAAGATATATACATGGGATTCAAATTAAATTTAATACTAGGTGGTTTATTGTTAGCGAGCATAACTAGCTCAGGTTTGTATATTAAATATTTAAACAACCAAGTAGTCATACTAAAAGCCAATCAAATTGTTTTGACCGATAAAATTACAGAACAAAACGAGTCAATAAAAAATTATTTGAACAAACAAAAAGAAACCATGGCTCAAATGGAATCGTTAGAAAATGAAAAAAAGGCAGCCATGCGATCTGTAACAGAATTAAGAAATAAATTTGCTAAACATGATTTAAACAATTTGGCTCTTATGAAACCAGTTTTAATTGAACGCAGAGTAAATTCTGCATCAAATAAGGTAATGAATGAATTAATATCTCTCACATCACAAAATGATGAAAATATCTCTCCCGATAGTAATTAGTTTATTCATAGTCTTGGGCGGTTGTTCTCTGCTGCCCAAGGCGCAACCTGTTGAAGTCAGGACTATAGCTGAAATACCGCCTATGTATCATCCGCCTCTGCCTATGGAAATACAGGGAGTTGGTGTCAAATGGAAAGTGCTTACGCCAGAAATAATGAAAGAATACTTAGAATTAGTAGAAGCGGGTAAAGCACCAGCTATGCCTTACTATGCTCTGACGACACAACAATATCAAAATTTATCTATTAATTTAGCCGAAGTCACTAGATACACTAAAAATATTTTATCTATAGTTTCGTACTACAGAGAATACGACAAACCAAAGAAAAAGGATAAAGGAGAATAAAATGAAAACTACACAAGAAGGCTTATCCTTAATAAAAAAATTTGAAGGCTGCAGATTAGAAAGCTATTTGTGCAGCGCTAATGTTCTGACTATAGGTTATGGGCATACAGCTGGCGTAAAAGACGGTGACACAATAACAAAGAAAGAAGCTGAGGATTTATTGGCTGAGGATATAGAAGAATTTGAAGATTATGTAAATAATTTAGTAGAAGTTGAGCTCAAACCATACGAATTTGACGCACTTATAGCATGGACGTTTAATTTAGGCCCAACCAATTTGAAAGAATCTACTATGTTAAAAGTATTAAACGAAGGCAAATACAACGAAGTCCCAGCACAAATTAGGCGTTGGAATAAAGCTGCTGGTCAAACACTAGATGGCTTAATTAGAAGACGGGAAGCAGAATCTTTGTTATTTCAAGGAGAAGAATGGCACGAAGTTTAACGATATGCGATACTTGCACTAGGCGTTTTACGCTTAGGGCTAAGTGGTTACTATGTCACTACCTAACTGCTTTGCCCGACTATAAATAAAGCATGAAAAATATTTCGTTCAAAGATTTTGATATCCTTTCACAACAGGATCAACAAGAGGCTTTGTCTCTTTTAAACAGATATGAACAAATAGACAAACAAGAATCTTGTCAAAACGATTTTATTGATTTTGTAAAACATTTGTGGCCAGAATTTATAGAAGGCAGACACCATAAAATAATAGGTGAAAAATTTAATAAAATTGCTGAAGGCAAGCTTAAAAGACTTATAGTTTGTTTGCCGCCTAGACACTCTAAATCAGAGTTTGCTTCTACTTTTTTTCCAGCATGGATGATGGGCAGAAGAGGTAATTTAAAAATAATACAAACTACACACACCGCTGAACTAGCAGTAAGATTTGGTCGTAAAGTAAGAAACATAATTGATAGTGAAGAATACCAACATATTTTTCCAGAAATTAAATTGCAAGCAGATAACAAATCTGCTGGTAGGTGGACAAGTAATCAAGAAGGCGAGTTTTTTGCCGCTGGTGTTGGTGGTGCAATTACAGGTCGTGGTGCCGATCTTTTGGTTATTGATGATCCACATTCAGAGCAAGATGCACTGTCACCAAAATCACTAGAATCTGCTTATGATTGGTACACATCAGGACCCAGACAAAGATTACAGCCTGGCGGTATTATAGTGATTGTTATGACGCGTTGGAGCACTAAAGATTTGGTTGGTAAAGTTTTGAAAAAACAAAGTGATGAAAATGCTGACCAGTGGGAAGTAGTAGAGTTTCCAGCAATAATGCCAGAAACAGAAAAACCTCTATGGCCAGAATTTTGGAAAAAAGAAGAACTTTTATCTGTTAAGGCATCTTTACCTGTATCTAAGTGGAACTCACAATGGATGCAAAACCCAACCGCAGAAGAGGGTAGTATTATAAAAAGAGAATATTGGAGACGTTGGGAGCACGAAGATGTGCCTGACTACAGTTATGTGATACAAAGTTACGATACAGCTTTTTCAAAAAAAGAAAGTGCTGATTATTCTGCCATAACCACTTGGGCAATATTTGGTACAGAGGAAGATAATCCAGACGGTATAATTTTACTAGATGCTAAAAGAGTGAGAGTAGATTTTCCAGAGTTGAAAAAAATAGCTTTAGAAGAATATAGATACTGGGAGCCTGATTGCGTACTCATAGAAGCCAAGGCTTCAGGTACACCACTTACCCAAGAACTTAGAAGAATGGGCATACCAGTCACCGCTTACTCACCAAGTCGTGGTCAAGATAAAGTTGCGCGAATGAACAGCGTTGCGCCTATATTTGAATCTGGCATGGTTTGGGCTACCGAAGATACTTTTGCTGATGAAGTTATAGAAGAAATGGCTTCTTTTCCTTATGGCGATTATGATGACTATTGTGATTCTGCTACAATGGCTTTAATGAGATTCAGGCAAGGCGGTTTTTTGTCTTTAAAAGAAGATTATCAAGAAGAAGCTAGTTTTTTAAAAAAGAATCGAGTAGTTTATTATTAATGGACAAAGAGATACACTAAACGCTATGGCTATAGACAAACCATTAGGTACCGAAGACAATCCAGATGTAATGAGTCGAGGTTCCGCCGTACAGATTTTTTCTGAACCTACGCGAAACGATCAAATAAAAGAAGCAGCTGAAATATTAGTCAATGAAGAAGGTGTTTTACTAGATGACGAAATAAATCAACCTGAGCCTGCAGCTCCACAACAATTTGATTCTAATTTAGTAGATTTTGTTGACCAATCAATATTGCAAAAATTAGCTGCTGATCTCGTTAGCTCTGTAGAAAGCGACAAATCATCAAGAAGTGAGTGGGAAAAAACTTATACAGATGGCCTGAAATATTTAGGCATGAAATTTGATGAGTCAAGAAGTCAACCATTTGAAGGTAGCTCTGGTGTAATTCACCCAATTTTGGCAGAAGCTGTAACGCAATTTCAGGCTCAAGCTTATAAAGAAATGCTACCAGCCAAAGGTCCTGTAAAAACAGAAATTATAGGCGCAAAAACTGTAGATACTGAAAACCAAGCAGAAAGAATCCAAGAATTTATGAACTATTACATTTTAAATGTAATGGAAGACTATGACCCAGAATTAGATATGCTGTTGTTTTATTTACCACTTGCAGGCTCTGCGTTCAAAAAAGTTTATTTTGATACCGTTACCAACAAAGCTATATCTAAATTTATACCGCCAGAAAATTTAATTGTACCGTATGAAGCTAGTGACTTATCTTCTGCAGAAAGAGTAACTCATTCAATTACTATGAGTTTAAACGAAATAAAAAAACAACAAATTACTGGTTTTTATGCAGATGTAGAAATACCAGAAGAAAGTTTTGGCAATGAAGAAACTGATATTTCAAAACAAATTGATCAGATACAAGGTATAGAACCCAGTTACAAAGAAGACCGTAACAGAATAATATATGAAATCCACACGGTCCTAGATATAGAAGGCTTTGAAGATATAGACCAAGCAGGCAATCCAACAGGTTTAAAACTACCATACATAATTACGATAGACGAAGAGTCAGAGACTGTTTTATCAATAAGAAGAAATTATACAGAAGGCGACCCTTTAAAAAATAAAATAAATTATTTTGTCCAATATAAATTTTTACCTGGTCTTGGCTTTTACGGATTAGGTCTTTCACACATGATTGGTGGATTATCTAAAGCATCAACGTCAATTTTAAGGCAACTCATAGATGCAGGTACATTAGCTAATTTACCAGCTGGTTTTAAAGCTAGAGGCATGAGAATTAGAGATGAAGACGAACCATTACAGCCTGGCGAATTTAGAGATATTGACACGACTGGCGGTAGTCTAAGAGAAAACTTAATACCACTGCCTATAAAAGAACCTAGTAATGTACTTATGCAATTACTTGGTTTACTTGTAGATTCAGGAAAAAGATTTGCGGCAATAGCAGATATGAACGTAGGTGATTCTAATGCTGCTATGCCTGTAGGCACTACAGTTGCCCTGCTTGAACGTGGCACCAAGGTTATGAGTGCAATACACAAAAGATTGCACTACGCACAGCGGTTAGAATTTAAGCTGCTTGCAAAAGTTTTTGGTGAATATTTACCGCCAGCTTACGATTTTCAAACGGGCTCAGCGCCATCTGAAATAAAACAAGCAGATTTTGATGGCCGTGTAGACGTAGTGCCAGTGTCAGACCCTAATATATTTTCACAAAGTCAAAGAGTAACACTAGCCCAAGAGCTGTTACAAATGGTGCAATCTAATCCACAGATACATGGTCCAATGGGTATTTACGAGGCTTACAAAAGAATGTACTCGGCACTAGGTGTAGACAATGTAGATGCTTTACTGCAACCGCCACCTGACATGACACCAAAACCCATAGATGCGGGTTTAGAAAACTCAAGCTTATTAATGGGTCAACCAGCACAAGCTTTTGAAGGACAAAACCACGAAGCTCATTTAGAAACACACAGAAGCTTATTTTTAACAAGCGTTGTGCAACAAAATCCACAAATACAATCTATGATTATTAGTCATTGTATGCAACATCTACAATTTTTAGCTACTCAATTAGCACAAGAACAAATACCACAAGAAGTACAAATGCGAATACAAGAAGTACAAGCTCAAATACAGCAAGTTTCTGCAGAAGAAGCACAGCAAATTATGCTAGAAATACAAATGCTACTAGATCAATACAGTGCGCCTATACTAGCTCAATTGACGGATCAATTCTTACAATCAATAGGTCAAGGCACAAGTCAAGACCCATTAGTAGAAATAAGAAAAGCAGAATTAGATTTAAAAGATAAAGAAATTAATTTAGAAGCAGAGCAATTTGTAGCCAAACAAGAACAAAGAGGCCAAGAAAAATTAATGGACAATGAATTGCAAAAAGAACGCATAAATGTGCAAAAAAATATTGCAGATGATAAGCTAAACGTAGCAATGGATAGATTAGAGCAAAATGCTAATCTTAAACTATTAGAATTAGAAACTAAGATCAGAGGATAATATGAACACAAGAGAAAAGGCTTTAGCCCAAATAAGAACAAAAAAACGTGCAGAGGAAGAGGCAAAACAAGTTGCAATTGCAAATGCTAAGGCAACCAAGGCTGCGAAAGAAGCAACTGCTGTAGAGATGCGAGAAGCGCGTGCCAATAAAAAACCAAAAACAAAAGAAGCACCCGTTGCAGTTAAAGAAACCTCAAAGGTAGAAAAAAAGCCAGCTGTTAAAAAAAAAGGCAGACCAGCAGGCACAAAAAAAAATAAATGAACGAAATACAACTGCTTGATTTTATAAAAAGAAAAATAAAAGATCGGGAAACACAAATTCAAGAAACATTAATGTCAGGAGCACTAAAAGATATAGAACATTATAAATATTTGCAAGGCGAGCTTTCTGCTTTATACTATATTACTAATGAGCTACAAGAACATTTTAAAAAAAATAATTAATGGGTAAACTTAAATCTACAAACGAAATAGTCGCAGATGCTTATGTTCAAGAAGAAGCAAGATTTTTAGACCCAACTTTGCTCGAAAAATCATTACTAGATCGTATGCCACAACCTACAGGATGGCGTATGCTAGTTTTACCTTATACTGGTAAAGCTAAAACAAAAGGCGGTATTATTTTAGCTAATGAAACCGTTAATCGTGAGGCTTTAGCAACTGTCGTAGCTTATGTGGTAAAAAAAGGTCCACAATGTTACAACGATAAAAAAAGGTACGGAGAAACTCCTTGGTGTGAAGAAAAACAATGGGTTTTAATAGGGCGCTACTCTGGCTCTAGGTTTAAATTAGAAGATGGTGCGGAGGTCCGAATTATTAACGATGATGAGGTTATAGCTACCATACTCGATCCAGATGACATAGTGAGTTTATAATGAATGAACAAGAAAACATGGCTACAGAAAACCAAGAGGTTGAAGAGCTAGAAATAAAGGTAGAAGATCAAGTAACTGAAGAAGTAGCATCGTCAGACGATGAGTTAGATAACTACACTAAATCGGTTTCTAAAAGAATAAATAAATTAAACGAAAGACATAGAGCCGCAGAAGAAAAAGCTGCAAGACTCGAAGCGTTGCTAGCACAAAAAGAACATGAAAACCTGCAATATGCTCAACAAAATGTACAAACGCAAAATGCTTTGCTACAGAAAGAAGAAGAGAATCTAAAAGTTAAAGAAACACAGGCTGATGATCTTTATAAAAAAGCTGTTGCTTCTGGTGATGCTGAATTAATGTCGAAAGCTGATACTTTAAAAAGCGATCTCAGTATACAAAAAGAAAAAGTCAGAATGGCAAAACAACAATCTGAACAAACTTTTAACAATCCACAAGCTGTACCTGCTGAACAAAATTATCAACAAGCACAACCGCAAGAACAACAAGTTACACCGACTAGAGAAGCTCAAGATTGGCACTCTAAAAATAGTTGGTATGGCAACCAAGATAATCCTAGTGATTTAGAAGCTACACAATATGCTTACTTTACGCACTACAATCTCATCAACGAAGGCTACGATGCTGATTCTGACGATTATTACAATGAATTAGACAAACGTGTCGAAAAAGTTTATCCAGATATTAAATCTGGGCAAAGTGTCGCTAACCAAGAGGAAAAACCCGCTGTGCAAAGAGTTGCCTCTGCTTCCGTAGGAAGTCGACAAAAAACACAAGGCAAAAAGAACGGAGTGACTTTTTCAAAATCAGAGGTTGAACGCCTCAGAGGTTTGAAGCCACATAATATGTCGGAAGACGTATGGTTAAAATCTGTTGCTAAAGAAAAACAAAAAATTTCCGCAAGGGAGGCAAAATAAATGACCACTGAAAATGAAGAAACACTAACCAGACAATCCCGTGAATCCGAAAATCACGCTAAACAATCGCGTAGAACACCATGGAAACCAGTAAGGAAACTAGAAACTCCTGAAGCACCAGAAGGTTACTCATATCGTTGGATAAGAGAATCTATGCTGGGTCAGGAAGATAGAGGAAATGTAAGTAGAAGACTTAGAGAAGGTTATGAACTCGTAAGAGGGACTGACTTACCGCAAGAATTTGAACTACCCACTATGGATTCTGGAAGACACGCTGGTATTGTATATAACGAAGGTTTACTATTAGCAAAAATACCTACAGAAACTAGAGATGAACGCAACGCTCATTACGCAGACAAGAACCGTCTAGCTAAAGAAGCATTAGACAATAATATGTTTAACGAAGCGGGAAGAGATAGTAAGTATGTAAAGTATGACTCTGATCGTAAATCAAATGTTACTTTTGGGAAAAAGTAACTCATAACTTAATAGGAGTAAAAAATGGCTAATAATGACAGCCCTTTTGGATTAAAACCTGTTCGTATGATGGGCGGAGCACCCTACTCTGGCGGCCAAAGCCGTTACAGAATAGCGAGTGGAGCTACTACACCAATATTCCAAGGCGACTTGGTAACTCAGCTTACAGCTGGTGTAATTGGTAGGCATGCTGCTTCTGGTACTGTTCCGATTGTCGGAGTGTTTAACGGAGTTAGTTATACTGACCCAACAACTGGCGAACAAGTTTTTAAAAATTACTATCCTGGTAGCGTTACTGCTGCCGATATAGTAGCTAACGTAATAGATGACGAAAATGTCGTTTTTGAAGTACAAGCTGATGCTGCTTTTCCAGTAGCTGACTTGTTCGGAAATTTCGATATTGTTGAAAATTCTCCCGTTGGCGATACAGCCTCTGGACGTTCTAATGTAGAACTTGATGTAACAACTGGTAACACTACCGCGACATTACCTCTAAAAGCATTAGATGTTTCACAGGACCCTGATAACGATGATGTTTCATCATCCAACACCAATGTCTTATGTGTGATACAGAATCACATAATGGGACAAAAAGGTGCTGGTTTAGCATAAGGAGATAAATAATGGCAATTTCAAGAGCCCAGCTCGCTAAAGAGCTAGAACCTGGATTAAATTCCTTATTTGGACTTTCTTATGACGAATACAATCGCGAATATGAAGAAATTTTCTCTATAGAAGATTCTCAAAGAGCGTTTGAAGAAGAAGTCCTTATAACAGGATTTGGTTCAGCACCAACTAAGACTGAAGGTCAAGGAGTCGTTTTTGATAACGCTTCTGAGAGCTACAGTGCTAGATATACCCACGATACAGTGGCACTAGCATTTGCACTTACAGAAGAAGCTGTCGAAGATAATCTCTACGATTCTTTGGGTAAAAGATATGTTAAAGCACTTGCAAAATCTATGGCTAACAGCAAAGAGATTAAAGGCGCAGACGTATTAAATAATGCTTTCTCATCCAGTTTTACTGGCGGAGACGGAAAATCTTTGATAGCAACAGATCACCCTCTAGCGGGCGGTGGTTCAGCAGCTAACAGAGCTACTTCAATGGCAGATTTAAACGAAACATCTTTAGAAGATGCTTTAATAGATATATCTACTTTCACAGATGACAAAGGTTTAACTATCTCTGTACAAGCTGACAAATTAATTGTGCCTTCACAATTAGTCTTTGTGGCTGACAGAATACTTAACTCGCCTTTAAGGTCTGGTACTGCAGATAATGATGTAAACGCTATTAAGAACACTAATGTTCTACCTGGCGGATATTCAGTAAATCATTATCTTACTGATCCAGATGCTTTCTTCATCTTAACGTCTGTAACTGCACAAGGTGAAGGCCTTAAAATGTTCCAAAGAACTGGCATGGAAACTTCCATGGAACCAGATTTTTCTACTGGTAACATCAGATACAAAGCGCGTGAAAGATATTCATTTGGTTTCTCTGATTGGAGAGGAATTTATGGATCACAAGGTGCATAGTAAGAACTCGTAATACAGTTTATAAATCAGTATTACAAAAGGGCCCGTAAGGGCCCTTTTTTTTGTTTAAAATTAATTAATATTTATTTGTATAAATACTTGTACATTTATATTTATTTGTGTACTATAGGCGAGTAAGTAATTTAATTAACAAACAAAACGGAGAAAATTATGAAAAAATATATGAGACTATTAAACTACATTAACAAAGATCAAAAACCTTGTTCTTTCTTGGTTTTAGCTGATCATGCTACTGGCATTGATTATAAAGCTAAGATTGAAACTTTTTACAAAGGTCTTACTTTGGTTAGTGCAAACGATTACCCAGTATTAAATAAAACTGTAGATCAGCAAAATTTAGAAGCTGATAGTTTTGCTAATTATATGGATGCAAAGCTTATTTCTTGCAATGACCTTTACACACTTTAGGAAAAAATTATGAAACAAGTTAAATTTAAAAAATCAGAATTAGATGTTTTATTTAATCTTTTACATTCACAAGTTACAGGAATGGATAGAGAAGAAGTAGAAGATGAAATTAACGGGAATAATGGTTATTTTGGACTGAAAAGTTTAGCACAAGCAGAAAATATAGAAAAAAAATTAATAACACTTTTGCGAGGAGAAAAAAATGGATAAATTAAAAAAAGCAGAGAGAATCTGGTACGACACTTGGGTGGATATGGGTAGAGAAGATGTAGGGACTTGCACTTTAGGAAACTGCATTGAAACTCCTTATGGAAAAGTAAAATCGCCACCTGTACAGGGTAATATGTCTAAATACGCGTCTGCCCATAAAGCGATAGAGTTTTTACAAGAAAACGGAATACCTGCTGAATATGACGATGGGAGAATGGATTAACAAATATGATTACTAAAATATTTTTAGACATGGACGGTGTGTTAGCTGATTTTGTGACTGGTATTGAAGGCCCAAAATATCTAAACGCTACTTTATCTGGTAGCAATGTTTACGATAACAACAAACAAATGTTTGCTAATAAAAGACTTTTTAGAAATCTACCGCCCATGCCCGATATGTATGAGCTAGTGCACTATGTCAAAAAAACTGGTATTTACTGGGAGCTTTTGAGTTGTGCTGGTGAAATAGCTAGAGACATAATTGTGTCAGACAAAATAGCTTGGACCAAAAGATATGTAGATAATAATGTGGTAGTTACTTGTACTTTAAAAGGCAAACACAAAGCAGCATTTGCTAGTCCAGATCATATATTGGTTGATGATAGAGAAAAAAACATTGAAGCTTGGGAAAACGCTGGCGGCATAGGTATATTGCATACAAATTCTGCTGATACTATTGTTGAAATAGAAAACATAATTAAACCAAAAGCAGTTTAACTGTTTGCTTAAAACACATCCTAGTAGTATTATTTTATTACTAGGATTTTTTAATTGTTTTATCAACTGACCTAGCAGACAAGCCAAGATGATAAAACTTATTTCCCAAGGAGGAAATTATGGCAAACTCAACATTTAATGGACCAGTCAGGTCCGAAAATGGTTTTAAAGTAATCTCAGTAGACAGCTCATCTGGTGCAGCAACTGATGTAGTAGATATTGCCTCAACAGGTATTGTTACTAACAAATATGTAAAACACGTAGGTTATGCTTCAGGAGTAACAGTAAACTCTACAGCAGGTGATTCACCAACTATCGGTACATTTGTACAACCAGCTAACACGATCATTACGGACATTAAAATTTTCTGTGATGTTGCACCAGTAATAGGTACTGGAGATATAGGTTATGAAGTAGGTACTGCAAGCTCAGGAGCACAAATTGTTGCA